CAATGCGCTGATGCCAGTACTGCCGCAGGAAAAGGCTATGCATATGCTGAAGTCGAATGGTACTAGGAGTTTATCATGGCTAAAGATAGTGCAAGCGGTAAAATTCCTGCTAACGGTCTCTCTGAGAAATCGTCATTTGCTGGCGAATCCAATGCCTCGCTTGGCTTGGACAGCAAGGGCAAAGATCAGAAGCCCATTGGCACGGTTAAGAAAAGCGTCTCTGGTTCCCACGGGAAGTTTGAGATGTGCTAATTGATGCGGGGGAGGGGCAACTCTCCCCCAATTCATTCCAGGAGAATTAAATGAAGATTAATGTAATTACTGCTTATATCGGTGATAAAGAAGAAACTCCTAAAGAAGGTTATGGCTTCACCGAGCCAAAGCAGAAGGGCTACACCAGCGGAAACCAGTTATTTTGTGAGCGATGTGTAGAATATAAACGTGAGCAACCTCGCTCTAACAATGAAGCCAGAGCTAATGGTCGTATGGTTCGATCAGGAATGTCTGTATCTGGTTGGGGATTTTAAGAATGGCTATTACCACAACAAGACGTAAAGACCTTCTTCAGCAAATGAAGTGGCGTCTACAGCAAACTGGGGCAAGGCGTGGCGCAATGAGGTCGGCGGGCCCTAAAGGCTCAAAGGCCCATAAAAATGTTGGCTCCATAAAAGGTTCAGCATACAGGCCTACAATGGCAGGTCTTGGCTTAACCAAAGAGGAAAGAAAGTTTGTAAAAGAAGAAAGAAAGAAATGGAAAGAGTCTGGCGAGACTAAAAAAGTTTATAGGGCAGCATTTAAAGCCGGAAGTAAAGGCACTATTGCTACAGGAAGAGGCCTTACCCCTGCAGAAGCTAAAAAAGACAGGATGAAGAGCATTAAAAAAGGCGGCACTGTAGGTAAAGGCACCCATGCTACAGGAAAAAATAGAAAGGAAGCTAAGGAATGGCGCACATCGCGTGTAGCTGCTCTAAAGAAAAAGTATAAAATTGGTGCTGGCTCTACAGCCGCCCAAAGAAAAGAGTATATAGCGCGAAGAAATAAAGTTATAAAGCGACATAAAAGGATGATCGGCAAATAATTGAAAACAATAACAGTTCCTGAAAAGGAAATAAAAGACTTTACCCCCGAAGATTTTGGTGGGATAAGGAAAGAAAAAACAGTTTGTGTAATTAGATATGGAGCTTTCGGAGATATACTGCAAACAAGTTCAGTATTACCTTTGTTGAAAGAGCAGGGATACAGAGTATGCGTAAACACAAGCGAAACGGGAAAAGACATATTAAGGTCTAATCCTTATGTTGATGAACTTTTAGTACAAAGAACTAATCAAATATACGCTGATAACCTTGGTGAGTATTGGGCGCATTTTGATGGGCTGTTTGATAAAGTAATACAATTCTCTGAATCTGTTGAGGGAACTCTATTAATTGTTGGAGATAGGACTATTCAGCTAGAAGATGGTCCAGCTCTTATCCCAGGAGATGAAAGATTTAAATGGGATAAAGAAGCCATTCATGCAGAGTGTAATATTAATTACATGGAAAGAATGCATGATATTGCTGGCGTAGATTACAAGTTTGATACATCGTTCTATCCAACAAAAAAAGAAGAATCTAGAATAAAAGACTGGAAGAAGAAAAAGGTAAAAACTAAGTACCTTGTTATGAACGTATTATCTGGTTCTTCTATTCATAAAGTATGGCCTTGGAATGATGCATTGATGGCCAAGTTTCTTGATATGCGAAAGGATGTTACATTTATTACCGTAGGCGATTATGCATGTAAACTTCTAGAGCAAGGATGGGAAAAAGAAAGCAGAGTGATAACTACCTCTGGGGAATGGCCTATAAGAGACGTTCTAACATTGGCTAAATTATGCAATGTAATTGTAGGCCCAGAAACAGGAGTTTTAAACTCTGTATCTAACTACAGTAAAGTGCATAAAAGCTTATTTTTATCTCACTCATCAAAAGAAAACTTAAGCAAACATTGGAATAACGCTACAACTTTTGAGCCATTTGAGGCAGAGTGCTATCCTTGTCATAAAATGCATCATGGTTTTGACACTTGCGTTAGGGATAAAGAAACAGGCGGTGCTTTGTGTGCATCTAAAATACCAGTAGGTAAAGTTTACATGGATATAGCGAAGAACTTGAAATGAGCACTTATTTAGTTTTATGCCAAGATATGTCTAGGGATATAGGGATACCAGGAACTGGTCCCTCTGGTGTTACTGCTTCTGATCTTTCAGAAGAGGAGCTTGCTGTTGTTAGATATATTAAACAAGCTGACTTAGACATTCAAAGGAGATGGTTTAACTGGAACTTCCTATGGAGTGAGGCAACTATTACCCCTTCCGTTGGAACTTCAACCCTTACATCTCCAACAGACCTTGGAAATTGGAAGCTTGATTCTATTGTTTGGTCTAAAGCTACCAGCGATTATCAAGAGCTTGATTATATGGATTGGGATGAATACAAACTTGAGTATAAGCTTGGTGTTGTAGACTCAGGAACGCCTGAAGTATTTTCCGTAAAGCCTGATAACGTAATTGATGTATATCCTACCCCAGATGCCACCACAACTATCTCCGCCGAATACTGGAAGACTCCTACCGAGCTATCAGCAGATTCAGATACATCTGCCATACCAGCTAGATTCCATAATATTATTATTTCTAGGGCTAAAATATATTATGGCGAAAATGAGGATGCTCCAGAAATTTTGAGCGGCGCTTTAGCAGAATTTGAAGACTTATTAGATAAGCTTGAATCAGATCAGCTTCCCGGCCAGAAGAATAGAAGGTTTTCTAGGGTGCAAGATTTGTTTAATTATACAGTTACGCCAGAATGACAAAGTTAAGAAACAGAGCATTAAATCCTAGCGGACTTAAATCTAATTATTTTCCCTTTGAGGGGGGATTAAATCTAGTCGATCCTGCTTTGTCTATTACCCCAGGAGAGTGTATATCTGCTGATAACTTTGAGGTAGACATTAGGGGGAGGTATCAGCGTCTTGATGGATATGAAAGGGCAGATGGTCAAACTCTTCCATCAGAAATAACTTTCTATAGAATTCCTTTTACTACTGGAACATCTAGAGATTCAGTATTTAACAGTGCTTATAGTACTGCTTTTGATCTACAAATTCCGTCTATTGGGGATATGGTTAAGGGGAAAACAAGCGGGGCTATAGGGTCAATTCTTCAGATTAGTGTAGAAGATGTTACTGGAGATTCTGCTGCAGGTTCTTTTTCTGGGTCTGATGCTGAGGGATATGTATATTTTATAGTAACTAGCGGAACATTGCAAGACGGAGAAACCTTGCTATTTTTAAATAAAGACAGCGCTTTTGGTAGCGCATTTAATGTGGAGTATAAATAATGGGAACACCTACAGCCTTAAGAAAAACTAGAGCAGTTTTAACAGGCACAAGTTTTGCAGATAATACTACTGGCGCTATTACTGCTCAAATGTTGAGGCAGTATGTTGAATCTGACATGGGTGGATATGCCTGCATCAATCATGCTTCTGCTGATGGAACGCCTACTACTCAGGCAATTGCTAATGGAACTACTGTAACTATTGATTGGTCTGCTGGTTCTTCTGGTTCTGATGTTGCTCAAGATACTGGCACTGTATCTTCAACCACCGTTGGAGCAGATGCTGATTATGCAAACGACCAGATTAGACTATACGACAAAGGTTTCTATTTTGTTTCTTGCAATCTTTGCGTAAAACAATCAGCTACTGCCAATATTATTTGGACTGCAATGGTTTCTACTGATAACACTGGTGGAAGTACAACGGATTCTCCTGCGCTAAAAGGAATTCAATATATTACTAACGCCAATGATGTTGCTAACTTTAATATGAGTGGCATTATAGACTGTACTGGTCATACTACATATACTGATGTCTACGCTAGGATAAAGCATGATAACGGTAGCAGCCAAAATATGCTACTTCAATATGGTCAATTGTCTGCTATTAGGATTGGATAATGGGTCTGTATGCAACATCAGTTGCTTATGGTCCACCAATCTTAAGAGATGCTGATGCTGATGCATCTCTAGTAACTGAGCTTAGATCGGCTATAGAGGACCAAAGAAGCATAATTACGGTTGTTCCGGGAGAAGGCTCAGTGCTTGGTGTCTGGGTCTACAATGGTAATATTTATTCTTTTAGAAACAAAGCTGGCGGAGCTTCTGCTGGTATGTATAAGTCTTCTGCAACAGGATGGACTGAAGTAAATCTTGGTACAGCTTTAAATTTTGATAATACTACTACAGATGGAGAGCCTACTCCAGGAAATACTGGGACACCAACTACATTAGAAGGTGGAACTAGCGGAGCAAGTGGAGACTTAGCGGGAATTTCGTACAGTGGATTGTGGGAGACAGGCGCTTCAGGCGCTATGGTGCTTACTAATATATCTGGAGTTTTCCAAGACAATGAAGATATCAAAATGCCTTTGCTTGCATTTGATACTGGCACATCAGAGATTAGTGCTGGAGATACTATAACAGGAGCCTCTTCTGGAAAGACTGCGGAAGTAACTAGTATAACTGTTACGTCTGGAACATGGTCTGCAGGATCAGCTGCTGGGTATATTTCCATTAAGAATAACACTGGAACATGGACAAATAATGAAAATATTACTGTTCTTGGTTCAAATAAGGCGCTAGTAAATGGGGCATCAGAACCAACTAAAGTTACTGTAGCAAAAGCAGACGGCGCTACTTATGAACAGACTATTGCTCCTGGCGGAAAGTACGAGTTTATAAACTATAACTTCCGTGGAGATGCTACAGGTATTACCATGTATGGGGCTAATACCGTAGACAAAGGGTTCTCTTGGGATGGTACAACCTTTATAAAGATTGGTACAGGTACTGAAACAGATACTCCTGAGCATATCATAGCACATACGAAGCACCTGTTCTATTCTTTTCCTAACGGCTCAATACAACATTCAAGTATTGGGGCTCCAAACAAATGGAGCGCAATAACTGGGGCTGCTGAGCTTTCAGTTGGTGATGTTGTTTCAGGGTTTTCTATAGAAGTAAATAATGTAATGTCAATATTTACCAGGAATGAAACCTTCATGTTGTATGGCTCCTCATCTGCTGATTGGGCGCTTAGGAGATTCCACCAAGGAACTGGCGCTATACCATATACATTACAGAAGATGGATCAAACATTTTTCCTGGACGATAGAGGGATTACTTCTATCTTTACTGTCCAAGCATTTGGTGATTTCCAGTCTGCTGTTGCATCAGACTCCATTGATCCTTATATGCAGAAGAAAAAGGATAATGCTATCTTGTCCGTAAAGGTTAGAGGAAAGAATCAATATAGATTATTCTTTGATGATAAGACCGGCATTACGATGACCTATATAAACAGGCGAAACCAAGGTATTATGCCGTTTACTCTTAAGCATCAGATATATTCTATTTGTTCTGCTGAAGACTCAAATGGATTTGAAGTTGTCTACGGTGGATTTGATGACGGATATGTACGGAAGATTGACTCAGGAACCAGTTTTGATGGTCAATCAGTACCATCTTTTATTAGAACAGCATATCATAACTACGGTTCTCCGCAGACAAAGAAAAGGTTTAGAGATTTAAACCTTGAGGTTAACGCTGATACTTCTACGGATTTGACTGTGCAGCCCAGCTTTGATTACGGCGGAACATTTAGCCCAAGGAGTTCTCCTTCCGCTTCATCTTATACTGTAAATGTCACCGCTGATCAGTGGAATGAAGATGATATATCTAATGATACTACTGGTATTACAGTTGTATCTTCAGAACGAATTAAAATAAACGGTATAGGAACCAATATGGGACTTATTATCAAAAACGAATCTATCTATGATAAACCAATTACGCTTCAAGGAGCGGTTGTGAACTATTCTTATAGAGGTATTAGACGATGAACATCCCAGTACATAGCGGCAACACCAGCCTTGCATACGTAACAGAGGAAGAGCGTAAGCTTCTTAGACGAAGAGACGCTGTAAAAGGATCGCCTAATAAAAAGATGTCACACGGCATTCCTAGGCTGGAAGGCGGCGGCGGCTGGGACTTTAGGGAAGACGAGCGTATAGCCAAAGAAATAAGAGCTAAAGAAGACGCTCTTAGAAAGGCCGGATTTGAAATACGCAGGACTGTTGGTGGGGGAGAAGGCGGTACTGAAAAATGGGTTCATGTTGATAAGGGACTCAGCGCTGGAGGCCTAGGCGCTCCGAGTACTCCAATTAAATACGGCACTGGTTATGATGAGGTAATTAGTATAAAAACAATGGGGGGAACCCCGGTTTTCATACCACCTAAAACTACATCACCAGCGCCGACTTCGACTAAACCAGCAGGAAAAAAATCTAAACCAAAAAAGAAGAAAAAAACCCCAACAGGCCCAGGCTTCGGCTGGATAGATGATCCTATTTTTCCTGAAGAACCAAAAAAGAAGAAAAAAACCCCTAAAACTACATCACCAGCGCCGACTTCGACTAAACCAAAAGATTCATCTGCTGTCACAGATACCGCTAAAGATCATGGAGCATATATTGAAAACGCTACAATTGATGCAAGCCAGCTACAACAGCCTATGCTTGATGAAATCGTAGCAGATGGCGTTAACTCAGAGCTTCTTGAAACCCGCCTTACAAATCTCATTAACAAAAACAATCCTCTATTTAAAGCAGCTACAACCAAGGCTCTGCAGTCTATGGCTGCTCGCGGCTTGGTTAATAGTTCCATTGCTGAAGAAGCAGTAATGAATGCTATTCTTTCAGTTGCTATGCCTATAGCAGAACGAGATGCAAACGCATATCTGAACCAGAGGATGCAGAACCAAGCGTACAGTAATGAATTTAGGATGCAACAGAACCAAGCCTACTATGCGCAATTCCTTCAGAAGCTTCAACACAGCATGGATATGGTAATGAGGCAGTTGGTTGAGCGCTCTGCTAATTGGAGAGCAGTTCTTGCAGAAGATGAAGCTAATTGGAGGGCGAAGCTTGCAGAAGATGAAGCTATGGCTCGGGCGCAGCTTGGAGAGAGGTCAGCTAACTGGAGGGCTGTGCTTGCTGCACGTAGTAGAATCACAACTACTCCTGGAATGGGCACTGATGCATCATCAGCCGCTCTTGGAACAGTAACTCCTGGATGGTGGGCATAATGGCTAGAAAATATAAAACATCCGCGCTTACTACAACAGGTACAAGCCCTATTTCAGTAACCAAAAAGAAAAAAAGCAAAAGCAAAAGCATTTGGAAAGCGGTTGGTGTTGCTGCTTTAGGTGTTGCTGGATTGTCTGCTCTTGGTGGATGGGGCGGCGGAACTGGTATAACATTGTGGGATGGCCTAACTAAAGGATGGAGTAGAGTTTCAACAGGCTTTAGCAATTTGTTTGGTATTGGTCAAACTTCTTCAGCAGCTACTTCAGCAGCTACTTCAGCAGCTCCTATTTTGCCGATTTCTCTCGGATCAAGTCAAGGCCAAGCGCTTGCAGGGACTGCTGCATCAGCATTAAAAGCTTCTTCTGCTACAACTGCAGGCTCTCTTATGGGCACCGTAGGTACTGGATTAAAAGGTATATTTAATTCTATTACTAATATGAGCCCTGGTGGAGCATTCCTTTGGGGCTCTATATTTGATACAATTGGATCGGCTCTTGACACAAGCGGGGAAGACTTAATAGGTTTAAAAGAGAAGGAGCTAGAAGCGCGAATTGCAATGCATGAAGATGAGATGGACTTAAGGCATGCAGCGCTTGAAGCGGAGGCACATGCTGCTCAGCAAGATTTAGAGATGAGGAATAGGGTGGCTGCTCAAAGTGGAACGTTCTTAGGTCATAGTAATCCATTGACTGCTGGAGCCGAAGGGGTTCCTTCTACTGGTCCAGGTTATACTCCTAAACCGCCTAAAACTCATCCTGATTTTCATCCTACTGGAGGACTGCTATCTTAAGGTAAATTATTATGATGAAAGAACAAGCAAGACCAATGCCAATTCCAGTTGGGCAATCAACTGTTTCACAAGAACAACAGGACATGGCTAATTTGGGTATAGAAAATTTATCAGAAGAAGAGATTGTGCAGGCTAGAGGTATTGTAGAGAATATTACAGCATACATTTATTCTGATGGAGCCCCAGATATTCTGGAACAGGCTGGCAATGGTAGCCCTCAGAGGCTTGGAGAGATAGCTGGAAATCTGGTAACTAATGAGATAGCTCTTGAAGAAGAAGATGGGAAAGAAGTCTCTAGAGATATGGAAGTAGCTATCATGGAAGAGATTGTTCATGAACTAACAGACTTACTTATGTATGAAAACATAGTAGATTTACCAGATGAAAAAAGTGAGCAGATGTTTATGGGTGAAGCCCTTACTTATGCCATTGGCGCTGCAATAGAGTCTGATGATCCACAGTTTACTGGTGAATCTATAATGCAAATGGTTACTAACTTAATAAACTCAAGCCCTACACAAGGACAGCAGCCAACTGGAGTTCTAGCTACGCAGGAGGTTCCATATGGCAATTAATTGGAGTGCTGGTTTAATTTCTGCTGGTAAGTCAATGAAACAATACTCCGCCATGTTGCTTAAAGAAGAGTATATGCAGGAAGAAAGGGAGGCGGCTGCTGCCTCAGCCTCAGCAAAAAGGTTTGAGTTTTTATACGAAGATTTAGGAAAGGAAGCAAGAAACCTTAATGATGCATTGAGTAGAACTGGCGTTTTTGGGGGCATGGGAGAACTAGCCGACGTAGATCAAAAAAACTTTAGGGCTCAGTTAGAGGCTATAAATGGATTCAGAGGAATTTTGCTTGGCGTTCTTAGTGGGGTATCTCCAAGCAGTAGTGTCTCAGATGATCTATTAAAACAAATACAAGAAGCGCTAGAAAAGGCTAGGGGATCAACTGCTAATATTCAAAAATCAGGAGAACCAAAATCTGAACGCCCAAGTGATCACCCATCAGGAGATAAAAGAATAGGAAATGTCAAAGTAGCTGATCAGATTGATGAGCAGATAAGACTTATTTCTTCATTACTTGTCGGATTTGATATGGACTTAGAAGAGGGCTCTGTCATTTCATGGCTTAAGGAAAATTTTCCAAATCAGGTTGATGCAATTTTAGGGGAAGAGGCTGTCAGATATGGGGTCTTAGAAAAAGCTATTGGCATTGCTAGAAAACATAAGGAAAAAGAATCTGCTATTACTACTAAAGAAGCTGTCGATGAAGAAATAATTAGGGGTGGAGAACATCCTATTGAGAGTGCTAAAATAGAGCCTACTCTTCCTGGCCCACGAGGTAGACCTCGCCGAACTATTACCGTTCCTGCTGAGCAGGTTCCTGACGATATTGATCCCAATAATCTTCCAGAAGGCGTGTCAATAGATGAGGATGGTAAGCTTACAATTACTATTACTGAGGGAGAGGAAGCTGGAGTTCCAGCTTCAGGCTCGCAGGCTGCCGAACAAAAGCCGTTACTTCTGATGGATCATTGGTTACGAACAGGGCAAGAAATTACCCCTCCAGACCTACCAGGAACTGACTTTTACGGAACCCCTCCGGGTCTTATTGAGCAGGGAGAATCTGCAGATGAAGCAGTTCCAGGCCAAGAAAGTA